ATGCTTTTACTCACACAGTTACATTATTTGATACAAGAGTAGCACACATGGGTCATTCATTTCCTACAGGTGAATGGATACAGAAGATGAGAGATCATGAATCAAAGAAAGATCGTACTTCAATAGATGAAATGCTAAATAATACACTTACGGAGTATGAAAATGGGAGCAATGGTTCCACCGAGCAGGAAAAGCTGCTACAACTTCCGAGTAACGGAGATTAACCGTGTTCTTGACGGCGATACTATTGATGTCACCATTGATCTCGGTTTTGATTTATTCAAGAAAGAAAGAGTTAGAGTTGCAGGAGTTGATACGCCAGAAAAAAGAACAAGAAACTTGGAAGAGAAGGCATTGGGAATAGATGCTACTAACTGGTTGAAAGAAAAACTTACTGAGACTATTAAAGGTGATGAGGAACTCACTATTAGGACTGAACTTAAGGGTGGCGTTGGGAAGTATGGTAGGCTTCTTGGTTGGCTCTATGTTGGCGAATCTACTATTTCACTAAATGAACAAATGATTGAGGAAGGTTATGCTTGGGAATATGATGGTGGAACTAAACAGAAAGATTTTGAGGTCTTACGTGAAATTAGGCGTTCGTTTGGGACACTGGTCTAGTCTCGATCAAGTCTACATAGATTCAAAGGGTATGACAGGTAGACGTGTATACGCTGACTGGCATATACCAACAGAGGAATACGAAAACGCATGAGTAAACAACAAGAGATTTATCTAGGTAATCCCAATCTTAAGAAAGCAAATGTAGAACAGGAGTTTTCTAAGAAGGAGATTGCAGAATTTTTAAAGTGTGCTCAAGATCCAGTACACTTTATACGAGAGTATATTAAGATTGTTTCTCTTGATGAAGGTATCATACCATTTACCATGTATGACTTTCAGGAAGACATGGTACAGAAGTTCCATGATCACAGATTTAATATAGCAAAACTTCCTCGTCAGTCTGGTAAATCTACTATTGTTACTGCATACCTACTATGGTATGTACTGTTTAATGATAATGTTAACGTAGCAATTCTTGCTAACAAAGCAGCAACTGCTCGTGAGATGTTAGGTAGGTTACAATTATCTTATGAGAACTTACCAAAATGGTTACAACAAGGTATACTAGGGTGGAATAAAGGTAGTTTGGAGTTAGAGAATGGGAGTAAAATTTTGGCTGCTTCTACATCAGCAAGTGCTGTTAGAGGTATGTCGTTTAACATTATATTTCTCGACGAATTCGCCTTTGTCCCGAACCATATCGCAGAGCAATTCTTTAGTTCCGTATATCCTACTATATCTTCTGGTCAGAAAACGAAAGTAATTATCATCTCCACTCCACATGGAATGAACATGTTCTATAAGTTGTGGCATGATGCAGAACGTAAGTCGAATGAATATATTCCTACAGAAGTTCATTGGTCTCAAATACCTGGTAGAGATGAGGTATGGAAAGAACAAACTATAAGAAATACATCAGAAGCACAATTCAAAGTTGAGTTTGAATGTGAATTCTTAGGTTCTGTTGACACATTAATATCAGCAAGTAAATTGAGGATTATGCCTTATGAAGAACCTGTTCGACAAAATAGAGGTTTAGCAGTATATGAGCAAGCAATTGAAGATCGTAATTATATTGTTACTGTTGATGTATCACGTGGTATTGGTGGGGATTACTCTGCGTTTTGTGTCATTGATACAACAACTTTACCTTATAAGATGGTAGCACGGTATAAGAACAACGAAATTAAACCTATAGTTTTACCTAACATAATAGTCGATGTTGCTAAGAATTATAATAATGCGTATATCTTATGTGAGGTAAATGATATTGGAGGACAGGTAGCAGACATTATCCAGTTTGATTTGGAATATGAGAATTTATTAATGGCTGCTATGAGAGGAAGAGCAGGACAACAATTAGGACAGGGGTTCTCAGGTAAGAAGACTCAGTTAGGAGTTAAGATGTCAACTGCTGTAAAGCAGGTTGGATGTTCTAATCTTAAAGCATTAATAGAAGATGATAAATTAATCATACAAGATTATGATACGATTGCGGAATTAACAACCTTTATTCAAAAGGGTAATTCATTTCAAGCGGAAGATGGATGTCATGATGATCTTGCTATGTGTTTAGTAATGTTTGCATGGATGGCTATGCAAGAATACTTTAAAGAGATGCACGATAATGATGTGAGACAAAGAATATATGATGACCAAAGAGAATCTATAGAACAGGATATGGCTCCGTTTGGATTTGTTAGCGATGGTTTAGAGGATGACCATATAATAGATGCACAAGGAGAAAGATGGGAACTTGCGGAATATGGTGATGTGCAACATATGTTAGACTTCAGGTGAGTATTCAAAAATATAAATAATCTTAGTTAACCGTCCACGGGATATTCTAGGAGTTTATAAACATGGCAGCCAATCAATTATCGCCAGGTGTAGTAGTACAGGAAAGAGACCTGACAACTATTACCAGCTTATCAACAGCAAACTTGGGTGTATTAGCTGCACCGTTTGAACTCGGACCTGTTGAGGAAGTGGTCACAGTAACATCCGAAAGAGATCTTGTAGAGAAGTTTGGTAAACCAAATGATTCTAACTATGAGTATTGGTATACTGCTTCACAATTTTTATCTTACGGTGGTATTTTAAAAGCAATTAGGGTTAACTCAACTGCATTAAAAAATGGTGTTGATAGTGGTACTGCTCCTTTGATAGCAAATCAGGATGGTTACGAAGCATCTTATGAAGATTCAAATAATAACTGGAAGTGGGCAGCTAGAACTCCAGGACATAAAGGTAATTCAATTGGTATATTCATAACAGACTCTGGTGCTGATCAGATTGCTGTACTACCAGCTCCTGGTTCAGGTAACGAGCATGAGTTTGTTGCTGATGCTGCACTTTCTGCAACTTCAGGTGCTGGTGGTAAAGTATTCAAGTACAGCATACTTTTAACTGTTGATACTGTTGTTGGTACATTCACTCCTGGTGCTACTACTACAATTAATATTGGTGGTTCACAAGAGTCGGTTGATGTTCTTGCTTGGGATGCAAATAATAAAAAATTAGAAATAGGACTTCCTAGTGGTGGTGTTACTGGTATCATCGCTGATGGTCAAACAATTACTGCTGGTACTAATACTGCTGTTATCACAACAGGTGGTATTGAGCGTCAACTATACGTAGCACTCAATAAGGACAGCATTGATTTTGCTGGTTCTGATGTTGTTGCTGACACAAACTCTACTAACGTAACTATTACTTCAGTTCGTGTTGAGTATAACGAGCGTGAGTATCTTCCTGGTGTTAAGTGGATTAATGTTGCTCCACGTCCTGGAACTTCACAATCAATTGCTGGTCAAGGTGGATTCCGTGACGAACTACACGTTGTTGTAGTTGATGTTGATGGTGGACTAACTGGAACTGCTGGTGCTGTTCTTGAGCGTTTCGTTGGAATGTCTAAAGCATCTGATGCTAAGACTTCTGTTGGTGAGACTAACTACTATAAGACTGTAATTAAGCAACGTTCACAATACATCTTCTGGGGTAACCATGAGACTGGACTGTTCTCTGCAACAGGTACTTCTTCAGATGGTAACTGGGGATTAACTGGTGTAGGTCGTCAATTTAACCTACTACGTTCATCTGCTGGTACTACTGATTTCCCAGGTGGTTCTTTCACAATCGGTTCTAAGAATAACGCAACATTCTACTATAGACTTACTGATGGTGCTAACTACTCTATTGCTAGTGGTGAGTACAGTGTATCAAGTACAGATGTTGAGAGTGCATATCAATTAATCTCTGACCCAGAGTCACAGACCGTTGATTACATTCTTACTGGTCCTTCTGGTGTTGATGATGGAACTGCTAAGGCTAAAGTAACTGCTCTAACAAGTATTGTTGAAGAGCGTCGTGACTGCCTATTATTTGTTTCTCCACGTAGAGCAAATGTTGTTGGTGTAAGTTCTTCACAACAACAAACAGAGAACATTGAAGGATTCTTCAAACTACTACCAAGTTCTTCTTACGTTGTATTTGATTCAGGTTATAAGTACATCTATGATAAGTACAACGATCTTTATCGTTACGTTCCATGTAACGGTGACGTTGCTGGTCTCTGCTTACAAACAACTGAGACTGCAGAACCTTGGTTCTCACCTGCTGGTTTCCAACGTGGTGTTCTAAGAAATGCAATCAAACTTGCATTTACACCTAACAAGACACAGAGAGATACACTTTATGCCAACAGAATTAACCCAATAGTTTCCTTCCCAGGACAGGGTGTAGTTCTATATGGTGATAAGACTGCTCTATCATATGCTTCCGCATTCGATAGAATAAACGTTCGTCGTTTATTCCTTACAATCGAGAGAGTTATCTCTGGTGCTGCTAAGTCACAACTCTTCGAGCAAAACGATGAGTCACAAAGAGCATTATTCCTCAACATTGTTGAACCTTACATGCGTGATGTTCAAGGTCGTCGTGGTGTAACCGACTTCCTAATCAAGTGTGATGGTGATAACAACCCAGCTGAGGCTATAGATCGTGGTGAGTTTTACGCAGAAATCTTCGTGAAGCCAACACGCACAATCAACTACATTACTCTAACATTCGTTGCTACACGTACTGGTGTTGCATTCAGTGAAGTTGCTCAATAAATAATCCTGAGTTCGAGATGGATTCAAAATAGCGGAGGAAACTCCGCTATTTTTTATGTCTAAAAATATTCATTATACTAAATATAAAGGACAGGATTTAATAACCACCAAGGAATTTTACTATCATGGCAAGCAGAGGATCACTTGACAGTTTTAAGGCGGCTGTTACATCGGATTTCGCAAGACCTAATCTATTCCAAGTTGACTTGGCATTCCCAACAGGGATTATACAAGGATCATCAGAATTATCAAAGCTAGGTGCTTTCACAATTCGTGCAGCAAACCTACCAGCATCTCAAATTGGTGTTATCGAAGTACCTTTTAGAGGACGAGTTTTAAAGATTGCTGGAGACAGAACCTTTGAACCTTGGACAATTACTATTCAGAATGATAGTAAGTTCTTGTTAAGAACAGCATTTGAAACATGGGCAGCAGCAATACAGGCATATAACGAGAACTATACTTCGACTACTGAGTCAGGTAATGCACTAAATGATACAGATGACGCAGTTGGATACTTCGCTGATATGGAAGTACACCAGTTATCACGTGATATCAAGACTGATGACAATCCAAATATTCTTAAGTCTTATAAGTTCTACAATGTATTCCCAAGTTCTATTGCAGCAATAGACTTAGACTTCGGTAACAATGATGCGGTTGAAGAGTTTACAGTTGAACTCCAGACTCAGTACTGGACTCCAATTGTTAAAAACGCCTAGTTTGGAAACTCCCTAAATAAGGTAGGAACAATAAGTTTTTAATAATGTCGCAGCTCTTTGGATTTTCACTAGAGAGAGCAAAGAAGGTTCCGAAGGGGCCTTCTTTTGTTCAAAAGGATAGTTTAGATGGTTCACAACCTATTGCAGGTGGTGGATACTTTGGCTATTCTATTGATCTTGATGGCACTGTACGTAATGATTATGACCTCATCACTCGTTATAGAGAGATGGTTTTGCAACCAGAATGTGATAGTGCAGTAGATGATGTAGTCAATGAGACTATATGTGGTAACTTTGATGACGTTCCAGTCACCGTAGAATTATCAAATTTAAAAGTATCTGAAAAAATTAAGAAGTTAATACGTGAGGAGTTTGATGAAATTCTCCGTCTTCTTGATTTTGAAAACAGGTCATACGAAATCTTCCGTCGATGGTATGTTGATGGGAGACTTTTTTATCATAAGGTTATAGATCCTAAAAACCCTAAAGGTGGATTGATAGACCTTAGATATATTGACCCTCGTAAGATTCGTAAAGTCACTGAGTATGAGGAAAAGAAACCAGAGCAATTAAGAGGTTTAGATCTTAATGCACAATTAACTCAAAGGGCTGCATCTTATTTCTTATACAATCCAAAAGGATTAAAGAATAGTACCAATCAGGGTATGAAAATTGCTCCTGATTCCGTGACATATTGTCACTCTGGTATTCAAGATCTTAATAAGAATATGGTCTTGTCTCATTTGCATAAAGCAATTAAGGCAGTCAATCAGTTAAGAATGATTGAAGACTCTCTTGTTATCTACAGATTATCAAGAGCACCAGAAAGAAGAATTTTCTATATCGATGTAGGTAACCTTCCTAAGAATAAAGCGGAACAATATCTACGTGAGGTAATGGGTCGTTACAGGAACAAACTTGTATACGATGCAAACACTGGTGAGATCAAGGATGACAAGAAGTTCATGTCTATGCTTGAGGATTTCTGGTTACCTAGAAGAGAAGGTGGAAGAGGAACTGAAATTACTACATTACCTGGTGGTCAGAACCTTGGAGAACTAGAAGACGTTAAGTACTTCCAGAAGAAACTATACAAATCACTCAACGTTCCTAACTCAAGATTAGAGACAGAGACTACATTTAACATTGGTCGTGCTGCTGAGATCACAAGAGATGAAGTTAAGTTCCAGAAGTTTGTTGCAAGATTGCGTAAGAGATTCTCTGAATTGTTCACAGATCTTTTAAAGACGCAGTTAATCTTAAAGGGTATTCTTACTCTTGAAGATTGGGAGGATATGAAGGAGCATGTTCAGTTTGATTATATCGCTGACAACTACTTTACTGAACTCAAAGAGATTGAAATCCGCAATGAAAGACTTAATGAAGTTGCTCAAATGGATCCTTATGTAGGTAAGTACTTCTCTGCTGAGTATATCCGTCGTCAAGTTCTTAAGCAAACTGA